GCGCCTGCCCGTGCCAGGAACGGCAAGGATGATCCGTTGACGGTCGCAGCCCGCGCACGCCAGAAGGAAAAGAACATCACGTTCGGCGAGGCCTTATCGCAGGTCGCCGAAGAACAGCCTGAGCTGACTGTGGCCGGCAACGCTGCGGGCGGCGCGGTCTAAAACTTCCGAGCGGATGCCGCGTTGTTTGAATTGCGGCATCCGGCGACGCGGGGCTCGCGATTGCCCCGCAGCTTTTGAAACCTCAGCCCCGAGGAGGGCACATGGCGAACATTTACGTTGAAGCAAAAGGCCCCAAGGGCGGACAGTTCAAGGAATCTCTGCTGCCCACGGCCGTATCCGGCTACGAGCGCGGCCTGGCCGTCGTCTACGGCGCCGATGCTTATCACGCCACTCTCGCCGGCGCGGCAGCCGCCGCGATCGGGATCATGGAAGAGGATGCGCTGAATGTCGCCAATCCCACCGCGGTGGTCGAGTTCGGCCAGGTGGTGGCGCAGATCGGCGCCAACGTGGCGGCCGGGCAGTCTCTCGCGGTGAATGCCGCGGGGCAGCTCGTGCCCGCGGTCGCGACCAACCCGATCGTTGCCGTTGCCCTGGAGGCTCAGGTCTACGTTGCGCCGGGCAGCTTCGCCAATGTTTTTGTGCTGGGATTCTTCGGCACCGTGATCCATCCGTAGCAGCTTGCGGGGATCGTTCAACAAGTTTCGGCAGTAACGCTTCACCCGCGATCAGCGGCAGGAGGAACTAAATGGGCGGTTATGTAGGTCTTGCGCCGGCGGGCTTTCCGAATGTGGCGCTCAGCAACTACGCGAAGGAATTCGCGGACGACGATGTGCCGCTGGTGGGAGACCTGGTGTGCCCCAAGGTTCCCGTCGAGCGGCAGTCGTTTCCGTTTTTGATCTGGAACCGCGACAACCTTCGCATTCCGGGATCCACGCTGCGCGCGCCGGGCGACTCGCCTACCACGATTCGCCGCTCCTACTCGACCAGCAATTACTTCTGCCGGTCGCACGCGCTGGAAGGCACTGTGCCTTTCGAAGACGAGGCTTACGGTCTCGGCTTGGGCTTCTCGACCAAGCAACACCTGACGGGCGACCTGATCGGCCGCATCCGCCGGGCGCGCGAGGCGGAGATTGCGGCCCTGGTACTCTCGACCGCGAACTTCCCCAACGGCGAGACCCTCAGCTCCGGCTCGTTGTGGGACTCCTACATCACCACGCCCGCCAACGACACCACGGCCACGGTCACTTCTCATCCAATCCTGGATGTTGAGGCTGGCATGGAAGTGTTGCGCCAGGCGGCCGTGCAGGATGCCCAGATGGTCCTGATTCTCTCCAGCCCCGTGGTGCGGGTCCTGATCAACCATCCGGACATCGTGGAGCGCTTCAAATACACCAACACGATGGGGATCATCGACTTGGACAAACTCAGTAGCGTCTTCGGCGTCAAGTGCGTGCGCGCAGGCGCATTGCAGATGTCGCAGAACAACACCCCTTCCTGGATTTGGGGCAACCATGCGTTCCTCGGGTTCACCAAGCCGAGCGCGGACCGCAACGACGTGAGCTGCGCCAAGACCTTCGTTTGGGCCGGCGGCAAGGGACCCGGCGGCGACGGCGGCACCATAGACCTCCCGGGCGCACCGGGCACCGTGGATGGCTATGGCGTGCTGGAATGGATCGACGGTCACCTCTCCAAGAAGCGCTACCTGCAGTCGGTCGACTGGTACTACGACACCCAGGTGACGGCCGCCGAGACCGGCTATCCGATCCTGAATGCCGTCAGTGGCGAAACGATGGCCGCGATTCTGGGCGACATCGAAGGCTAAGAGATAACCCGCAATAGAGCAGTAGACGACACAAGAGGCGCGCTTCCATAAAGGGCGCGCCTTTTGTGAATGAGAACCAGGGAACCCAAGGAGATTCGCAATGGCCGCTGATCCGATGACTTCCGCCTACAAGGTGCTGTCCACGCTCAAGCACAACAACAAGGTCTACCGCAAAGGCGCTCAAGTGCGCCTCAGCGACAAAGACGCCGCTCCGCTGCTCAAGATCAAGACCGTCGAGCCCGCAAAGTAGCCGATGCCCTACGCGACCCAATCCGACCTGGCCCCGCTGCGCATGTCCGCGAAGGACCTGACCGAGCTTACCGTCGATGTGCCGAGCGGCGTTCCTGCAACGGATGCCGCAATCACCGCCAGCATCACGGCGGCGGCTCTGGAAGAGGCATCGGGCCGCGTGGACAGCTATTGCCGGGCGCGCTACGTGACGCCGCTGCAGCAGTCGGACGATGTGAAGTCGCTCACCCTCGACATCGCGCAATACCTGCTCTTCAGCCGGCGGCGCGAGACGCGGATCAGCGACACGGTGCAGCAGCGGTTTGACCAGGCCATCGCCTTCCTGAAGGACATCTCGACGGCGAGGGCTTCGCTCGATCAGCCCGCAAGCGTGGCGACGCCGCAGGGTTCGATGGCTGGACCGGAGATCTCAAAGAAGGATAGTCACCTGACCTTCAGCGAGAAGAACCTTGAGGGCTTTGTGTGATGGCCAACCTGGTCCAGGTCGATGACAGCAAGGTGGTGGTGGCCCTGGGCCGCTTCCACCTTTCACTGGTGCAGAACGAAGAGCTGATGAACCAGATCGGCGCTTCGCAACTGCTGTCGGTGCGCCGCACCTTTCGCGACCAGGGCGTTCCCGCGGGGTCCTGGGTTCCGCTTGCGCCGAGCACCATCAAGAGCAATCCGAAGATTTACGGCGCGGGACACAAGCTGCTGATCCGCAGGGGCATCCTCTTGAACTCGATCAACTTTCATGCGCAGCCAGGCTCGGTCACGATCGGGACTAATTTGAAGTACGCCGCGGTGCATCAGTTCGGCTCGCAGGATCGCAGCACCGCCATCGGGCCAAAGACCGGCGCGGAAGCGAATGCCACCGTGGGCGTCAAGGCGCACCGCTATTTCCGGCTTTCGAGCGAGCTGGGCGTGGGTAAGCTGCGCGGCCATCGCCGCCGCATTCAAGGCCCGCGCAACCGCCAGCTCGTGATTGTGGGCGCGCATCGCCGCCACCAGAACATTCCGCCACGGCCCTATCTCGTGTTCCGTCCGGAAGACCCCACGCGCATCCGCGGCATCGTCTCGCGTTACGTCACTGATGCGAAGAAGAAGGCCGGGCTATGAACACAACCTTCCGCATTGACTACGTCGAGGCCGCGCTGCTGCAGCTTTTGAACGCCAACTTGGCCGCAGCTTACGGCGCGCCGGTGGATATCGATTCGCTGGGAGACAACGACTTCGACGAGAATGGACGGCTCGCACTGCGGCCGCCTTCAATCCGCGTGCGTTTCGGCGTGGCCGACTACGATCCGCTGCACGACAGCCGGCGGCTGACTTACCAGGCGAATCCGCAGTTCGAGGTGCTTTGCTTTGAATCCTCGTTGCGGTCGAAGGCCGATGAACGCAGGCAGACGCTGATTTTGGTGGGCGTGGTGCAGGATCAGCTTTCCGGCGCGCGGCTCAACCTGGCCGATGGCAGCAAGTCCATGCCGCTCACGCTCGGCCGCGTGGCGCTGGTGGAAACGGAAGAAGGCCCCGTCGATCAGCTTTTTTCGATTGGGGTCACGGTGGAAGGCATCGCCCAGTTCAGCGGGGTCAACGCACAGTTGCCGTAAGGAGAAAAAAGAAATGGCAAACGTACCTTCGGATTTTGTAAACATTCAGCTCAGCGCCGCAGGTATCGCGGCAGCGGGCGCCAACGGCGCGCTGCGCATCACCGCGGCTCATTTGAGCTATCAGTTCACGCCCGGCGCGCCGGTACGCGTGCTTACCAGCGAGTGGAGCAAGGTGCTTTCGCGCGAGACGCTCAAGGGCAAGACCATCTTCGAGCTGGCCCCGGCCGTCGTGCTCACGGCCGCACCCGTTGCTGCCAAACCTCAAACGCCGGTCGCGACTAGCGCGCCGGCCGCGACTGCAAGTCAGACCGCAAAGGAAGGGAAATAGCCATGGCCGGACCTTACAATTTTGAATCCCAACCGAAATTTCTGCGCAACCTGGTGTTGAGCGCCAACACCCAGATCGCGTGGAATACCGCCCTGGGCGATGCGGCGATGACCTACCGCCAGCGTTTCGATGGCGCGGCCATCCTCGAACGCACCATCACGCGCCGGTCGGATATCGATTACGCCGGCAAGGGCACCGCCTTCGCCACTGACGGCCAGATCACCAGCTACGACACCAAGTTCACCGGCCTCAAGTGCGAGGCAACAGGATGGCTGCTGGGCTATCTCATCTCGCTGCTGATGGGCAAAGAGACGGTCGCCGGCAGCGGCGTGGCCCCCTATACGCATACCTTCACCTTTGACGAGTCGACGCGCACCGCGCAGATGACGACGCTCTACGTCGAGGACACAGAGGATGTGCATTATCTGGTTCCGGACATGGCGGTCAACGACCTGACCCTGACCATCAGCGACATCGGCGCCCTCATGATCGAAGCGACAATGATGGGCACCGGATACCAGATTTCCCACAGTCTCACCTCGATGCCAGACCCGCCCTCGGAGCCCTATCTTCTCGGCTCTGACGCCACGCTGATGTTCGGCCCGGTGGGTGGCACGTCCTCCTTCATTGGCCGCCACATGAGCACCACGCTGAAGCTGGATAACCAGCTCGTCGTGCACAAGGCGCCCGGCGGCGGACTCTACGG